GTTGAGAAATATCTACCTGACCGATAGGTATAGTGAGATAGAGAAACAGAAAGAACAAGACTCAAAATTAATGGGAACAAGCACCAATGTAATAAGTAATGTCTATACAAAAACAGATTAAAGATAAACCATATTAAAACATAGGAATGCCTGACTATCAACAGTCTAAAGTCTATCAAATTATTTGTCTCACTACAGGGCAGAAGTATATTGGTTCAACAACACAGAAGACTTTGGCTTTGAGATTAGCAGGACATAATAAAGCATATAAACAATGGAAAAAGGGAAACAGTAATTTTATGACATCATTTACTATCATAGAACAAGACAACTATCAAATAGAACTATTGGAATTATATCCATGTAATTCTAAAGACGAACTCAATGCACGAGAAGGTCATTACATACGATCAGTTGAATGTGTTAATAAAAATATAGCGGGGAGAACTATGAGCGAATGGTATATAGTTAATAAGACTGAATTAGGATTAAAAATGAAAGATTATTATAAAGCAAATAAAAATAAAATATTAGAAAGAGCTAAAGAACTATATAATCAAAAAAAGAAATAACTGAGACAAATTACAGGAGAATTATGTCGGGTAAATAATCAGGATAGATATTTTACCATATAGCATATAATATTTTACATAATCATAAGAATATGTAAAATATGTAATAGATTGTTATGTAAATGAGTAGTTATTTTAAAATAATTGTAGTCTAATATGATTATCTAATTGATTATTTACACGATTATATGAAATATGTAAATGATTATTTACCATTTACATAAATATGTATCTTGATTATTTACGAAATGAATTCATGACAATCGGGATAATCCATATGCCCTTCTGCAATGATTTCAAGGCTTTGTTTTCCTGAATGAAAATCACGAGGAAGTATAAATGTTCTAATTCCTTTATGGAAGAGTTCGCCGTGTACAACTGTAATGTCTTCCAATCTCCATTCCGCAGGGATCATATAATAGGTTTCAGGAGCGGGATAGGTAACGTGTAAAAAGGATTTTCCATTTAGGGGATGTACGGACATTTCTATATACCGAGATTTTAGGGGGGGTCGGCACGAGGGCGAAGCCCGAGACTACTTAAAACCATTCATCCGCATAAACCCAGAACCAATCTTCATCCATATATTCAAATTATAATTTTAGAACCAGGCTGGACTTTTACATTGAACTTATCTAAATATTGAATTAAATTATCTCCAATATCACGGTTCTCACCCCATAGAATAAAGGCTGATGCAGACCCAGGATTTATTTTAGTCCAGTCTTCGTTCTTTGAATGACGAGACAAATAATTCTTTCTTTTTACTTCATCGCCGTGATCTATATAGGTAGAACCTGTTTTTAATCCAAAGTCTATGATAAGTTTAGGGTCTGCAAATACCATTCTGTACCGTTTGCCTTTTCTTGAAGAAGGATAAAATCCTAATAGTATCGGCATTTTATTAAATTAGAGAGATATTTTTATCTCCTGTAAGTATAAGATGAACAAAAAACAAATAAATGCTATGTTTGATTTATTTAAGGAAGAATTTGCTGAGCCTATTGTATGCGATGCGCCTAAATGCGACCATAATTTTATGATGGACGATGGAATCTATATATGCGGTCATTGTTCTGTCATAGAGTATGGTATTACTGAACCGTTTATCGAATGGAAGGATAGACCAATCCCACCTTCTAGTCCTTATGAAAAACAGACACATTTTAAGGAAAAACTTGATGAACTTTCTTGTGCAAATAGTCTATGCATACCCGAAGAAGTGATGAAGCTGTGCGTAGATAATCATCAGGAAGAAATCAAACTTACTTTACAGAAACATAAACTCAAAAAATATTATTCTTGTGTTTATTTAATTATGAGACAAAAAGGAATCAAAGTCCCTACTCTATTACAAAATGAAAAAGATAGATTGATTAATTTGTTTAAACAGATTGAAACGGTGTACAATCGGATTAAACGGAAACAGAACATGGTCTCATACCATTTTTTACTTTCAAGAATGTTACCTATGATTGGAAGACACGATTTAGTCCCTTTCTTGTTTGTGCTTCATTCTAAACGTAAACTTAAAGAGTACTCCATTATGTGGGATAAAATACTCATGTTACTGTAGCTCCATTAATGACCTTAAACCTTCCTTACGGGACAAGTGACCTGTTTCAACAAAATAAATAATAAGAGAACGCAGTTCATGGATCACTGCGGGAGCATTATTACCAGCTAGGTAACTTCCTTTGACCACTTCAAATCGTTTGATCTTTTTCTGTTCTTCGTCCGTTGGCGTTATCTCTTTGATTCCAAAGCTACGACCTACTCCTGATTTGACGAGAAGAACCTCAGCAGACCGTTGCTCCTCTGGGTCAAGTTCTTTTAAAAGACGTTTGTCGAGTTTCTTTGTTGAGATTAAAGTCGTTAATAGTTCATGGAAGGCATCACTGATAGGAATCATCTTTTTAAACACAGGGACTGCTGTGCCCGATTGATAGCGAACTGAGAGAAGCTGCTTCTCATCCAACAGACGACCGTTAATCCTGTATCGACCCAGTTCAATCCATCGTGGGGTTTGTTCTTTGCAGGTGGAAGCGATGCCTTTTCCTGACTTTGGTCGTCCTGGTTTGCGTTTCATACCCTTACCTTCTTTTTCTTTTAGTTCAAACGCAGATTTAATTTGTTTGTCATAAGTTATTAAACGAGCATATAAACTCTGTCTATTAGCTACGCCTTCCTCTTTTGGTTTTGAATAAAAACTAATAGGGTTGGGTTTTCCTATGTCTCTATTATAGAATATTTGGGTTTTTAGTTGTTCTGGTAATGCGTCTGTTTGTTTCAATAAAGTAATGTACCGCATTTGTTTCCCTACTACCCCTACCTCTTCCCTATCAAAATCAGCTGGACTCATATAATCCCTTTGATCTATTGGACGGGCATCTGCAACATCTCCTTTTGCCTCTCCTTCGACTGCTGTCGCTACAATAAGTCCTTTTTTGGCTTTTGATTTTGGTTTTGGTTCTGGTTCTTCGGCGGGCGTTCCCGTCGGTGCTGGTTCTGGTTCATCTTCTAATTGAGATTTGGCAAATGATAATGGGTCATTCATGTAATCGACCATTTCCTTAGCGCTTTGTTTCTGTGCTTCAGTCATATTTCTATAAAGTGGAACAGTTGCAGAGTAAAAGGATTGATTACTACTCTGTTGCGTTGCTTTTTTCCATTCATTCGGGTCTGTTTCAACCCCCCTAAAAGCATCACTTAAGGCTTCAACTGTCCTTTGTTTTTCTTTATCAGATAGAGATCTAATTCTTTCAATTCGTCGTTTATCAGGGACAAGATTTAGAAGATAGACTAACTCTTTCGCTGCTGGTGTATCCACTTTACTCATTCGGTCTAATGATTTCTTTGCTTCATCTCTCCACTCAAAAAGAGATTCGAGTTCCTCTATTTCATTCACAGACGATTGAGTCCCTACTGGAGTCGATAAACCCTTTTGATCCATGATTGTACCTATATATCTATTCAAATAATTCTTAAAAAAGAACTCGTCCATCTGTTTTGTATTTGCCTTTTTAGTAAGTTCTGCTTTCATATCTTTCCAGTATAGATTTAAAAATTGATAGGTTGAATCATCTAAAAGAGGCATGAACCTATCTACCTGTTCTGCTGTGAATATTTGACTCAAATTATCAAACGCAGTCTGTCTTCGTTGGTTTGCATCTCCAATGCGTTCTGCAAGATCTTTTTCCTGTTCGGGTGTTTCAACAATTCCAAACTTTTGATTTTGTCGTATTTTTGCGATACGATTATCATTTGCTATTTCCAATCTCAATTGGTCTTTTTGAGCTATAACTGCCCGGGCATAATCGCCTGGTCGTCGAAGATTACGAATTAGCATATAAAATAGATTAATATTTTCTTATTCTTTCTTCTTTAGATAGTTTTCTTAAGCCTTGTTTTCTTTGAACTTCTTATAGTTTTCTTTCAAGGTGGGGTCTCTTAATGAATCACGAAACTTCAGGTTATTTGCTTCTGCATGAGCCTTAACAAATCCTATCCACGCATTATTCTTTTTGGTTTTTACAACAACTGGTTCTGGTAGTGGTTCAGGGCTTGGAGGTTCTGGGCTTGGAGGTTCGCTACGCATAAGAACAGGGGTCGGCATTTCGCTTTGTAATGGTCTCTGTATATCTTCAAACTTATCACGGACGGTAGAGATAGGCGTTTTGGTCCGACGAGGTTTAGATTGCGAGAACATTATATTATACATTGAGATTTTTAAGCTTATATAATTCTCTGCGTCGAATGTTATATGTTTTCTGTTTTTCGGCGTTCGCTTCACGATATTCTTTTGCCTTTTTAAGAATATCAACCTTGTTTGCTTCACGATAAACTTTCTGTTTTTCAATCAGGTACTCTTTATTGGCTTCATACCATTCATGATCAGTTCTCCCTGGAATAAACTTATTAACACAAGGTATATTTTCAATCCAAAATCGTTCTCGTGCTGTTAGTTCATCTTTAGAATTACAAGGACAAAGTTCAACTAAAGTAATCTCATATTGACCTGTTTCTATGAGAGTAAACGAGGATGTAAATCTCCTTGTTCCTTTTTTCCATCGTTTACAATCACTAACATGTTCAGCCAATCGTTTTGAAAGAGTCAATGAAGTTGTTGAACCGATATAGGTAAGGTTTCCGCTTGTAATTTTATAAACCTTTGAACGCTGATAGTCGGGCATTCTATTATATTCTACTGTTTTTTCTCTAAACCGATTTCTCATCAAACATCTCCAAATATAATTTCGTCCTGTATTGGATTTGGACTCCCTATCGATGTATGCTTTGGTTTATTACTTCTATCGCTTTTATTTTCGTATCCATCGGGGATAGTCGCCAGTAGATCGACCGTCATTTTACTCTTTAGAAGAGAAGATGTTTCTTTTAAACTTTTGTAATCACTGTATTTTTTATCCAAATAAGAACGAGGTTCTTCTGTTCTATTCTCACGAGACAAGTTTAAGCATTTGAAAATGTCAATAGATAAAGTATAA